GGTCCGAACTACGGTCTCGACAAGGGGTACAACCTCTCCAACTCGGGTGCGGCCCAGTCCATCTATCGTTTCATGAAGTTCGGCTCGACGGAGAACACCGTTCTCCAGACTGCCGCCATCACTGACAAGGTGCTTGGCGTTTGTCAGCAGCGGGTCGATGCGGCAGATTCTGCTACCGGCAACGTGCAGGTCGATGTACGTCTCTTCGGCATCAGCAAGGTCGAGGTCGGCTCTGCAAACTCTGGCGTGATCGCACTGGGTGCCTTCGTGGCTCCTGATGCCGCAGGGTGTGCTCAGGTGGCTGCTGCGACTCAGTTCGGCGCAGGCATTGCGCTGCAGGCATCGACTGCTGCTGGTCAGTGGATTGATGTGCTGTTGCTGCCGTTCCTGCGTACCACCGCCATGGGCACGGCGTAAGGGAGAGTGACTAACTAATGGCCGTGTACAACCCTAACGGTGGTGGCAATGTCCACATCGATAAGGTTCTCACCAACATCTCTGTCGGCTGGCCGAACAACGGCTTCGTGGGTGAGGCTCTCTTCCCAGCCGTCCCGGTGAACAAGCAGTCCGACCTGTACTACGTCTTCGGACGTGAAGGCTGGCTGCCGGAGCGTGGCGACGAGCGTGCTCCCGGCACTGAGGCGAATGAGATTCCGGGCATGCAGGTCAGCCTGAATCCCTACTACGCCAAGGAGCATGCGCTCCAGGTTCCTGTGACTGACGAGGAGCGTGAGAACGCTGACTCGCCGCTGAGTCCTGATCGAGACGGTACCGAGCTCGTGACCTCGAAGATCATGCTTGGCCGTGAGCTCATCTTCAAGAACCTCGCCACTACCGCCGGCAACTACGCTACCGGTAACTCGGTCACTCTGGCTGGCGTGGACCGGTGGGATTCCGGCGATGCTGCTGGCTCGCACCCTATCCCGGATGTGCGAGCCGGCATTACTGCAGTCCACGCGAAGATCTTCATGCGCCCGAACACGGCTGTCATTCCGTGGCCCGTCATGAATGTGCTTCAGGACCACTCGGACTTCCTGAACCGCATCATGTACGCTGAGCGTGCGATCTTCAGTCAGGACCTGCTGTCGTCCATCTTCCAGATCGACAACATCATCGTTCCTGGCGTGGGCTACAATACCGCAGTCAACTACGGTGCAGCTGAGACCCTCGGGTACATCTGGACCGACGATGTCATTCTGGCGTGGGTGCCTCCGCGGCCGGGCCTTCGGATTCCTGCCTACGGGTACGAGTTCCGATGGGGTCAGCAGTTCGTCGACCGCTGGCGTGAGGAGAAGCGCGCCTCGGATCTGATCCGTGTCCGTCGTCGGTACGACACCAAGATGGTGGCGCTGGATGGCTCCGGCAAGCAGGTTGCAGGTTACCTGATCAAGGACACTCTCGCCAGCATCTAAGGAGACGACATGGCTGACAAGTTCTGGGCTGTGACGAAGATTCAGTTCGGCAAGCGCACCGAGGACGGCTCGCAGGACGGCAAGTACGAGCGAGTCGTCTTCCAGCCAAACGAGGAGGTTACTGGTCTCTCGAAGGAGGACATGAAGGACCTCTGGCAGGCTGGTGCGCTGACCCGTGAGCGTCCGGCTGAGGCCAAGGACGAGGAAGAGACCCCTGAGGAGACCCAAGCTCCTCAGGGGCCCAAGAAGGCCACCTCCCCCAAGGCCCCGGCAGACGTCAAGTAACTAGGTAAGGAGCGAGTATGTCTAATCTCATCACCACCCAAGAGGCGCGCGCCTGGGGAGAGAAGACCAAGCTCGCTCCTGCCTGGGTGAATGGTCAACTTGACCCGGACCTGCTGGGGCAGATCCAGGTTGAGGTGTTGGGCAACGTTGCGTCCGTGGCTGACACCTCAACCTGGATCGATTCTGATAGCACTCCTGCTATGGTGAAGACGATTATTGCCAAGCTGTACGTGGCCTGGCTAATTGACCGTCAGTATTCCGAAGACGAGGAACTGTCTGAGTACGCCGCACTCCTCCGTGCTACTGCGCTCTCACTGCAGACTAGCATTCGGGAAGGTGACATCGACTTGCCGGGCGCTGCTGATACTGCTGGCGATGGTCTTCCCAGTGTGTATCCCAACGACAACACTACTGACAGTGCCGGGAACCCTTACGGGCCGTACTTCACAATGGACAGAGTCTTCTGAAAGGAGGTCAGCATGGCTGGACTAGCAGACCTGGTGACCGCTTCTCAGATGGCTGCTGCGATTGACATGATGCGGTTCGACCGTACGATCACTGGCTTCGAGTTCAAGCCATCGATTGGAATTGCAGCTAAGCGGTTGCAGATGTTCGGAGAGTCTCTAGAGGACATGACTGATCCGCTAACGCGTTCGGTCAAGGACGTGATGACGATCTCCATCCTAGAGAACTTCATGACTGGTGGTCGTCCTACCTGGGACAGCTTGAGCGAGAACACTTTGGCGCGACGGGCCAAAGACGGATCGGGCACCATGCTCATGGTTCGAACAGGTGCCCTAGCTGAGGCTGCCTCCTCTGTTGGGATCTGGTCGATAGGTAAGACATCGGCAACTATCAGGTCATTGCCCAGGAATGTATGGTACGGGTACGTACACCAGGCAGGGCAACAGGGTAACTCCTACTCAGGTGGTAACTGGTTCCAGAAGTACCAAAACGCTGCCCGGAAGAGTTTGGGATCGGAAGCTTCCAAGAAGGAAGTTGACGAGCTGGCGTTCAAGATCTTCGACAAGCGTACTACTGTCCATGGTGCTGCACCTAGGTCCACGCCTAGCATCCCTGCCAGACCCTTCGTTATGTTCCAGGACGAAGATGTCGATGCGATCGAGTTGATCTTCGTCGAGTGGCTGGAGATGAAGGTAGCAGAGGCAGGTCTTCGATGACTGTGGCTCAGTTTCCTAGCGAGGTCGCTCAGCGTATCCTAAGCTTGCTGCAGGATAACGGCTCTACCCTATTTGGTGGCGTACAGGATGTCGACTACCAGATCTTCTACGGTGATCAGAACCGTATTGGTGTTACGCCGACGGTATGTGTCGAAGCAGGTACTACGACGCGTAGTCTTGCGGGTGTACCGAGTCGCACGGAAAACCAGCTTGTAGTCTTCATCATCATCTACTACGCCAAGGTAGATTCCAACCAGGTGACGAAGTTGGCGTCAGAGCAACTTGGCGAGGCTATCGCCAAGTACCTGGATCAGAACCTTACCCTAGCACGTAACAATGACGGCGGCATCGTCATCCACGGCTTTGTCTCCACAATCGAACCTGGCTACACCTACAGAAACCAGGGTCAGAACTTGTACCAAACCGTTCGCCTAACGTGGATAGGCAAGTCCAAGACGATGTTGGGGGCTTGATGCTTCTCCAGGTAACAAACAAGGGTCCGGCTCGCACTGTCGACTTCCTTGCAGTGTTCGCCGAGGGTGAGACGAAGGAATTCAACAAGGCTGAAATTGAGGCCTTCCAGGCCATGAGCGGCGTGCCTGTCTACGCCGGCGTCCTGAGCAATGAAGAAGAGTTCGACGTCGTAGTCATCAAGGGCGAAGGGAACTAGGCATGGCCTACGGAATTGGTGCCGGTGGCATCCTGGGCATCGCCCTTGAAACTGTTTCGGGCACATATGTCGCTCCATCCAAGTACGTACCATTCAACTCCGAGAGCTTGGTGTGGCAGCAGGAGACGAATTTCCGGCGAGCGATTCGCAACAGTCCTGATGTGACCTACGCCGTGCCTGGCAACGTTCATGTTGAGGGCGACGTCGAGATGGATGCCTTCGATGACATCCTCCCGTACTTCATGTACGCCTCACGCATGGACGTCGTGAAGACCGGCTCCACGCCGAACTACACCTACACCGGTACCCCGAACGCCAATGCTGTGCCGGCGAAGACGATGTCACTCACAGTAGTTCGTAACGGCGTAGCTTTCGGCTACACCGGCGCTACGGTGGGATCGTTCACGTTCGGCATCGACGACGGAACACTTACCTACGTTGCCAGCCTTATGGCCAACGATGAGGCCACCCAGTCTGTGCCGACGCCTACCTGGCCCACCACCACACCATTCGGTATGGGCCAGTACAGCATCGAGATCCCAACCGCGACGCCTGTTACGGATACAGACACGTTCGAGTTCCAGGTCGAGGACAACGCCGAGCCTCAGTTCCGACTCAAGTCGACTGGGCGCGGTGCGAACTTCATCAAGCTTGGCGAGCGCGAGGTCACGCTCTCGGTGGAGCGCGACTTCCAGTCACGTACCGACTTCGATGCCTTCAAGGCACTAACCTCGCAGACCATCACGCTCACGGCTACCAAGGGTGCGAACAATAGCATCACCATCCTGCTGCCTGTTGCGATCAAGGACACCTACGAGGTCAGCCTCAGTGGTCAGGGCGATCTGGTTCGCGGTGCCATCGAGTACCAGTGCCTCGTCGGACCTTCGACTGCAGCATACACGCTAACCTGTAAGTCGCAGGAAAACATCGTGTAAGGAACCCTCGGCCGTGTGGAGTTCTGTAACTTACATGGCCGAGGGTTTAACATGGTTACTCACACCGCCCATCCTAGTGTGGGCTTGCTTTAACATTGTGGTCCAATGTATAATCAAGCATAACGATCAGAGGGAGATCGAAATGCCTATCGCAGTTGTGGATGATGAACTCCACCGCGAAGAGTTGAAGAGCCTCGAAGGTGCTTACGTTGTCATCCGTGAGATGACTTACGGCGAGCGTCTGCAGCGCACCAATCTGATGGGCGCAATGCGTATCCTCAAGGATACCAAGTCTGACTACGCTGGCGAGCTCTCCATGGAGACTCAGCGTATGGCTCTGTGGGACTTCGCTAACCTGGTGGTGGAGCACAACCTTCAGGATCGGGATGAACGCGCCCTGAACTTCAAGCTTGAGGCTGACGTCAAGAAGCTCGGCTCACGCATCGGTGAAGAGGTTGGTGCACTCATCGACAAGTGGAACAGTTTCGACGACTCGGGAAACTAATCCCGCGGCTGCATGCGTCGATCCTGACCAAGCGGCCGCCTGAGAGCGATGTGATAGAGGTCCTGAACCTCTATCACCTGTGCAAGACGTTCCACCAGTTGCCTCGGGCGGGCGGTGTTCTAGACCAGCCATGGAAGCTCATGCTCCTGTTCGAAGCAATCAGCGGAGCTGAGTCTGAGCTAGAAATTCGGACTCAGAAGAAGCGGGAGGCGGCAGGTGCCAGCAACCGTACGTGACATCCTACTTCTCATCCGTGCGAAGGAGGATGCGTCTCGGGCCATCAATAAGGTCTCGGCCTCTATGCGCAACGCTGCCACCACAGCTGATGCAGCATCTGCTCGTGCTAGGGCAGCAGCGCTACGAGCTCAGGCCCAGCAGGCTAGGTTGTCTGGCGCCTCTCGCGACCACGTTGTCGCTCTGCAGCAACAGGCCAGGGCGTACGATGATCAGGCTAGGTCTGCTCAGAGGTCTACGCAGCGGTCGAAGGAACTTGGCGGTGCCTTGGAAGGCGTAGGCACCGTCATGCAGACTGTTGGCATAGGCATGATTGCTGGTGGTGCAGCCATTGCCTATGGCCTGAAGAAGGCTGTAGATGTTGCAGGTGAGTGGGACAGGCAAGTCCGTCTAACCTTCACCCAGGTCGACAAGAAGTTCAAGCCGAGTCTGGAAGAGCTATCTAGGATCGGCCTGCGGGTCTCACGTGACATTGCTGTTCCGTTCGAGACAGTGCAGGATGCGCTGTTCGACGTCTTCTCGTCGACTGAAGCTAATATGCCTCAGGCAGAGGCACTCCTCCGGTCCTTTGCCAAGGCAGCCGTTGCTGGTCAGACTGACATCCAGACTGCTTCGCGGGCCACCATCGGCTTGATGAACGCCTTCAAGATTCCCTTCAAGGATGTCAACAAGCTCCTAGATATTCAGTTCCAACTGGTCCAAGAAGGTGTCGGCACCTACGAGGAGTGGGCAAACCGTATCGGTTTGGTGTCTCCTTCGGCCGTCCGTGCCGGACAGTCTATCGAGCAGATGGCTGCAGCTCTGTCGACAGCAACCCGACTTGGTATGAATGCCGCACGTGCATCCACTTCGGTTGCACGTGCGTTCGACGCAATGTCGAATCCTAAGACAGAGAATGCACTTAAGCGTATTGGTGTCAGAACTCGTGATGCCAAGGGTAACTTCCGCCCCCTCGTTGACGTCTTGGGTGACTGGCGTCACGAGCTCGAGAAGATGCCTAAGGAAGATCGTGTCAAGGCGATTATCGAAACGCTTAAGGGTGCAGGCGGTACGATCGAGGCGCGGCGGTTCCTCCAGCAGGTGCTGCTGTCTAAGGGTGGCCTCGAACTCTTCCAGGATCAGGTGAAGGAGTTCTCCACCGACAAGGGTGCGTTCGTTAGTGCCTACAACGAGATGGCTGGATCTATCTCGTCCAAGACGCAGCTGCTACATAACGCTTGGAAACAGCTCCAGCAGGGCATCGGCGAAGCACTCCTACCGCTGTTCAGTCAGCTGGTAGGTGCCATGCAGAAGTTGGTGGGATGGTTCAACAAGCTTCCTGGGCCTACTAAGCAGACCATCACCCAGTTCCTGGTATGGGGATCAGTACTGGGAGTCGTTGGCGGTGCTGTAACCATTCTGGTCGGCCTGCTAGTCAGCCTCGCAGGTGTCATCACCATCGCTGGATCGGCCCTGCTGCCTGTGGTTGGTATCATGGTCGGCGTGGCTGCAGGTGCCGCTCTTCTAGTTGCCGGTATCGGTGCACTGATTGCGGCAGTAGTTATTGCATACCAGAAGAGTGCTCAGTTCCGTGCCCTACTGGGTTCCATTGCTGCAGTCTTCGCCACTGTCTGGGCGTCAATTAAGACCTTTGCCGCAGGTGTTTGGAGTGCGTTCCAGACGCAAGTGCTGCCTGCCCTAAAGCAGCTCTGGTCTGTTATCGAGCTCGAGGTCCTACCTGCTGTACGTCAGTTCGTAGACTGGTTCCGTGCCAACGTGGGTCCCGCGATGCAGATCGTCGCTGGGTTCATCATGTCACAGCTCAAGCCTGCCTTCGACCAGATCTCCGTAGCGATCAAGACGCAGCTCATCCCTGCTATCCAGGAACTAACTGCCTGGTGGAATAGAAACAGAGATACTATCGAACCGTTCCTGAAGATCCTCCTTTACGTTGCGGGAGCGATCGTAGGTATGGTTATCGCTGCTATCCTGTTCCTGATGCGTACCCTAATTGACTTGGCTACTGTAACTATTCAGGTCTCACGGTGGGTTGGTCAGGCACTAACTTTCATATGGCACAATGCTGTCGACGCGTTCAGGGCCGTTAGAGGCGCAATCCAGACAGCTATCAATGCCATCAACAACTTTAAGGTAACGGTCGCAACGGCAATAGCTAGGTCCATTGTTATCGTTTCCGAGCTGCCAGGTAAGATCAAGCGTGTCTTCGTTGGCGCGAGCGTTTGGCTGATCAATGCTGGTGCGGATATCGTTCAGGGTCTGATCAACGGTATCCGTGGACGAGTTGGTGAGGCAGCTCAGGCTGCAGCCAATCTGGCTCACAGTGTACTGAGCTCGGCCATGCACGCACTCGGAGTCCACTCTCCTTCGACTAAGTTCAAAGCTATCGGCATGGACGTCATTCGCGGTCTCACCGAAGGTGTGAAGAACGCTACGACGCAGAAGCAGCTGATGACTGCCATGTACCGAGTTACGCGTGATGTGCAGCGTAGCATTAACGCTGCAGACATCAGTACTGCTGCGAAGCGTGCCATGATGGCTAAGTGGAACACGCGCCTTGCAGGTACTACAGCAAAGCTGAACGCACTTGAAGGAAAGCGTGTCTCCTTGCAGACCAAGCTGGCCGCAGCCCAGAAGAGTGTGAACGACCAGATTGCTGCTCGCAATGACTTGGCAAACAAGATAGCGGAAGCTGTATCCAAGAGTGCTGACCTTTCAACACTCGACGATAGCCAGAAGACCTCGTCCACTAACATGGTCAAGGCACTGCAGGATAGGCTCCAGTCCGTCAAGACCTTCCAGCAGCAGCTACGTGATCTCGCCCAGCGTGGACTTGATAAGGAAACGATCGCAGAGTTGGCGCAGCAAGGCGTTGACGCAGCGGGTTCCCTGGTCAGTACACTAGCACATGGTAGCACAGCGGATCTGAAGACCATCTCTAAGCTGCAGCAACAGATTAGGGCCATAGCGGGGCAGACCGGTACCAATGTTGCGGGTGATCTGTACAACGCCGGTATCAAGGCAGGCCAGGGTCTGGTTAAGGGTTTGCAGAGTCAGCTCAGTGCCATCACCAAGCAGATGGTAGCTATTGCTGCTGCACTAGTCAAGGCCATCAAGAAGGAACTTGGAATCAAGAGTCCCTCCCGCGTCTTTGACCGCATTGGTGTGAACACTGCACGAGGGTACATCAATGGCTACGTCAGCAAGATCAACAAGGAACGTGACAACATGGCAAACGCGACCATGTTCACGCCAAACTCCACACGGGGCGGCTACGGTACTGATGCCGGAAACGGTACGACGTACCAGCGTAACTACGACCAGAAGATCACCATTAATACGCAGGAGATTGACCCGCGTAAGCAGGCGGCCGCATTGGGTTGGGAGCTGCAAGGGAGGCTGCCGTAGTGGATACGTTCTCATATCAGCTGGGTGACACCGGTGTCGTTCTCAACCCAAACGATCAGACGCTACCCTTTGTGGATATCACAGAGGTGCAAGGCCTTGACAGTCCTGAGTTCCGCTCGACTGAGCGTGACCATGAGGGTGTTGATGGTGGCTTCCTGGATGCTGAGTTCGAGAAGATGCGAACGGTTGTTCTGCAGGGTCAGGTCATCGGCGACGTTGCAACTGTAGAGACGTTCATGGATCGTCTAAAGTACGACTGGGCACCGCGCAGGTCTGCTATCCCCTTGAGGTTTGCACACCCTGGTGTATCACAGCGTGTAGTGTTCGTTAAGCCGTTGGGTGTACGCTACAGCGTAAGCCAGCTGCGTCGGACAGGTTGTACCGATGTGCAGTTCACCTGCCAGGCGGAGGATCCGCGAATCTACGATGACGCTGTGATTACCCAGCAGCTAGTCATAGGTCTGCCGATCACTAGTGGCTTCGCTTTCTCGTTCGGGTTCCCCTTCGGGTATGGCGCAGTCGTAAGTCCTGAGGGTGTCAATGTCACCAACTACGGTAACCGTCCTGCGCCTGGAATTATTACCATCCCCGGTCCTGTAACTGGTCCTGTCATCTACAACGATACGTATAGCAACACGTTGTCGTTTGACATTGATGTGGCGGCGAGTGACTTCCTGGAGATCGACCTAGGTATGCATACAGTGAAGCTTAACGGTTCCGTGTCTCGTCGTGCTGCGCTCCTGGAGCCTGACTGGTTTCTACTTGAGCCAGGTGACAACTTTATTCGCTACCGTGCAACAGCTGGAGGATCTAACCCTGCCAGCATCTCCTACCGAAACGCATGGAGGTAAGTCATGGCTGTGGTTAACCCTCCGGGCTTCTTGCAGAATGCTGGAGCTGTGCATACGGCTGAGGTGACACGTAACTCCTTCGCAGCATTGCTGCCACAACCACGTATTGCAGGGTCGCTAGCACCTCGGGGCGGTGTGAATCCTGGTTTGGGTAATACTCTGGTAGTTACCCAGCAAGGTGCACCTACGATGGGTGTCACCGTCGATACAGGTATTGCCTATGTGCCAGGAACCGAAGGCTCTACACAGGGTGCATATGCCTGTGTCAACGCTACCGCCACCAACCTCACTGTCACGGCAGCGCATGCATCTCTGTCGCGATTCGACATCGTTGTCTTCCGTGTCTATGACACTGCTTACAGCGGTGCACTAAATCAGTGTGCGCTAGAGGTTATTGCCGGTACTCCTTCGGGATCACCTGTTGCACCCGCAGCACCTGCCAATAGCATCACGCTCGCACGCATTACCGTTGGTGCTGCTGTCACTTCGATTGTCAATGCAAACATCCTTGACACGCGACCGTTCCAAGGTGCGGGCATTGTACCTGTTGGTACCTTCACCGATCTCTCGGGCTTCGTTCCCTTCGATGGTCAGGGTGCCTACGTTCGGAACGAAGATACCATCTACTGGTATAACGGTACAACGTGGCTACGTGACTACCGCCGTGGCACACCTGTTGGCTTTATTGCTTCTACTTCCAACTCAGCTGCTATTGGCACTACTGAGACAGTCATACAGACGTGCCCCTCTGCTACGTACAAGGCTAACACGGCCTACAAGCTCTCCATTGAGTGGGGCTGCATCATGTCGGCGACTACTAACTACCCGGTCGTAGCAGTTAGAAAGACTGACGTTGCGGGCGCAGTGCTTATCGACTTCGCAACGCGTCCTGTCAACGGTGCTTCTGGTGTCGTCATTGGCGATGAGATGTCTCGCATCTTCACCGTTGGCGGCTCGGATGTAACAGCAGCCATCGCGACTACGATCCGTACACTGTCAGGTACTGTTACTGTTGGTGCAGCATCAAACCGTCCTCGAGTGACTCACATTGAGGAGCATGGACGGGCAGCAGATTATCCTACCCATCCCGTTCTATCGTAAGGAGGTGACATGTCGGCCTGGACAGTTGTACCGTGCCTTCTCGCGTTGCGAGACGAGTTCGACTATCTGAACCCCGACCGTGACAAGGGAGCAGATGGTACCATCAGCGATGCCAACCACTCGCCATCGTCGGACCATAGCCCCGATGAGGACTCGGACGTTCTCCGTGATCACGATGCGGACGACAAGAACGAAGTTCACGCCTTGGACATCGACTCTACAGGTCCGTGGCCTAATGTGGGCTTCCACACTATCATCATGAAGGTGATCGAGTGGGAGAAGAAGAAGTGGAATGACCCAAATGACAAGTGTCGTTTGAACTACGTCATTTGGGATCATAAGATCTACGACAAGGACAACGACTTCGTCGGTGTCGCGTATGGCGGCTCAGACCCTCATACCAACCATGCACACTTCAGCTCTCGGTACGAGACTAGCTGTGAGAACGACACTCGACCGTGGGGTGTCAAGGCAACGTTTGGAGATGACGTGACTAAGGAAGAGTTCATGGCCTGGAGCAAGGAGTTCCACGCCAAGACCAATGAGGGCTTCGCTACCAACATGGCGGATGGTATTGGTGGCGCTGGACCAGCCTACAGCGTGCTGAGTACTACCGCCGGCCGTACCAAGGTAGCACTGGATGAGCTCAATAGTCTCGAAGCCAAGGTAATCCAGCTCGACGGTGTGCTGACCAGTATCAAGGCTACTGTGGAAGCTACCAAGATCGCCATCGACGCACACATCGCAGGTCTGGTAGAAGGGACGCCCGGTGCCTGATAGGGACGAGCCTGACTACAAGGGTCCGTACGATGCGGACAAGTACGGTGAGGATGTCTTCGGACATCCTGTGAATGCCTTTGGGCGCTGCGAAGGTCTCAACGCTCAGCCCCCTACGTGTCCTCCTGCTGAAGAGGTGTAACAGTGACACGCGCCGTACGCTACGTGTTCATCGATGCCCTATCTGGGAACATCATCGAAGAGATCCCACTGCAGAGTGTCACCATCAACCAGACACTCAGCGGTGGTGAGTTGCGTGCGACGTTCGGTCTGGACCTCAACGGGTACACCAACGACCAGCTTGTTTCGGCAACTATTCCTGGTAGGTGTTTCGTCGTAGCAGAGACCGACTCAGTAGTAATCTGGGGCGGCCTGATCTGGACCAGAACTTATCAGAGCCAGGCCAAGTCGATGCAGCTCTACGCCAAGACGCTTGACCAGTACACTAACAAGCGAGTCATCGAGATCGACCGCACCTTCACTGCGACTGATCCGCGCAACATTATGATCCAGCTCTACCAGGATATGCAGAGTGATCCGAATACTATCCAGATCGATCTGCCTGGTACATTTCCTACCGCCAACCCTATTGACTTCGAAGTCAATGCCAGCGAGATAAAGTCGTATCGATCTGCAATGGATCAGCTCGCTACTCAGGCAATTGGGTTTGAGTACACCATCGACTGGACTCGTGTAGGTAATGCGTATAACAAGACGCTGCGGATTGGTATGCCTCTAGGTAGTCTTCCAGGTGATACCAACCCCATCTTTGAGTATCCAGGCAACATCCTTAACTACTGGCGTAACGATACCATTGGGTCGGGAGGGACGAACATCTTTGGTATCGGTGCTGGTGAAGGTACTACCATGCCGGTAGTTGAGGTTATCCATCAGGATCTGCTGGATGCAAGGTTCCCTCGTCTGGATGCTACAATCACCTTCAAGGACATTGAGGACCTTGGCACTCTTACAGAACTGACCCAGACGCAAGCATCAATTGGGAAGGCACCTCAGCCTGTATACACCGTACAGATGAAGGCTGATAGGGAACCTGCCTTCGGTGACTACGGGCTGGGTGACTACTGCAAGCTAGTGGTTAAGGACGCTCTGCATGTAGATCCCGGCATTACCTTCCCCACTCGCATTCTGGGATGGGACTTCACACCAGCTCAGAGTGATGCAGTAGAGGAAGTGCAGCTCATTCTGCAGGGAGATGACGACGCCTAATGACTGAGATTCGCCAGCATCGAGAAATGCCCGATCTCCTGAAGCAGATCGAAGAGCTGTACAGGCGCGTAGTGTCGCTCGAGAACGGCCGCCGGCTAGGTAACACATCGTTGGATGGTGGTGAACTTAGCATCAAGGGTGGTGACATTGTCGTCAGGGCCCCTGACGGTGCTGCTGTTACTCGTATCGAACACGGCAATGAGCCACGCATTCGGTTCTATCCCAATGAGGGTGTTGACACACTAGATTCACAGATCCTTGCTTGGGAGAACTCGGGCAACGGTGGCTCTGCTCTTCAGATGAATATCCAGCAGCCTGGCAACATCCAGGATGGTGGCAAGTTGCTCCTTATGAACACTGCAGTGTATCTGTCGCTACAGCGAGCACTGCAGGCTGAGTGCTACTTCAGCATCGGCGAGAGCACTTCATATCCGGAGCACTTTAGATTCCGTGGGCGCTGGCGCGTAGGCGTTCAACAGGACAGTGACGATGCCATTGTCTTTGGAATCGAAAGCGTTGCAGCGGGTTTCAGTGCGGCCAGCTTTAACTTCGCACAGACCTTTGACACTGCACCGTTCCTTGTCTACAGTATCCTCAGCGCCGTGGGTCCTGTTTCACATAACTTAACTGCCGTTAGCACTACTGGCTTCACCGTCGGATGGTCAGGTACTACCGCCAAGACTATTTACTGGCAGGCGTGGAGGCAGTAATGCAAGTCAGATTCGAATCAACTAAGGTCGAGGGCTCAGGTATCCAGGTGACTGCCACTGTGGCCGATGGACAAAACTCCACACGTCATTTAGTTGCATTCCCTATCGCTGCTGTTCAGTCATGGATGGATCGCTTTGGCGTTGCCCATGACGATGCAATTGTAGCGATGCTGAGCAGTCACTTCCCTGACGCAGAGGTGAGTGCTCTTCCTGATCCGCTCCTCGACAAGCTACGACAGGAGTACCAAGACTATGCGAAGGTACAACAAGCTCATCGCCGCCGTACTGGCGGGGCTACTGGTGGCAGTCCCTCTCCTAGCAACCGCGTTCAGCGACGACAAGATCACCGCAGCGGAGTGGCTGGAGATCCTGGGAGCATTCCTGCCCGCCGTTTTCGTAGGGTTGTCGCCCGCAAACAAACCGACGACTGGCGATCTGGTCGATCAGGTCAACAAGAACCCTGACCTCGTACTCAAGCAGGCTACAGTGACCCCTACGGTGCCCCGCACTGGTACTACCCAAGGCGGTACAGGTAACATTGTTCTTGAGTGACAACTGAAGAGACTCCTGGCCTCCTACCCCACAATGATGTGGTCCCTCGGTAGGAGGCCAGGCCTCTACTTAAGCCTCCGCAGCCAAAACTCGTCACCAACAGTGAACGTGACGTGATGCAGCCAGTGACGAGTAGCATCACGGATATGACGGTTAGCGGTCCCCGGGACCCACATCCCCACACGCTTGAGCTTGGAGTCGTCCCAGAAGCCCTTGCCCACTGATGCTGACTGTACATAGCAAGGCGTCCCGGTGAGCTGGCAGAAGAGCTTCACCACACCGACGAACTCCCCCGTGGAGTAGTCGATGTACTCTCTGTTCTGAGCATCTTCCTTCCGGAACTCGAAGGACTCTACCACAATTTTGTCCTTGGTTGGTACTACTGTACCCATGAGCCAGAAGTACAAATGCTTCAAGGCAGTTTCCTTAACAGGCCCAGTTGTATAGTCCAACGTTATTCGACATGGATTGAGCAGCCCATCCAGCCAGAAGATGCCTGTATGTGGTCCAGGGTCGATAGCGTAGATCTTCACCTTACCCTCCTCTCTACTGTATGTAATGGTTCTCACGCCCGTGTGGAGTCTTGTGTCCTACACAGCCCGTACAGACTAAATACAAACTCGAGGATCTTGCGGGCCTATAGACCTGTTTAACCCTATGGAAACTCAAGTCTGTTATATAGTCTATCAGGTCTGTTTGCTAGTCTATTCTAGCTGAGCTCTAAGGTCTTTGATCAGGGCTTGCCGGTCTTCGATTTCGGCTTCCAGCTTGGCAATGCGGGCATAGATGCTGCCTTGGCCAGTAACTACCAACTCGATGTTGTCTGGCTTCAGGTTCTGCTTGTTACCATCTACGAAGACGGCTCTCTCGTTCGCCTTGAGCCTACGTCCCAGCTTCTCTTCCAGAATCAAGATGTGCTTGCCAACCCAGTTACGGTCTTCCGTTTTGACTTGGGTGTAGCCGAGAGCGTTGACAGTTTCATCGCCTACTTGGGCAGGCTTTCCTCTAGGCATAAGGTTCCTCCCATCTTGCCTGACAGTTTGGGCAGAGCATTTGTCGTCGCGCCATTCCGAACCGTGTAGTGTCTACTGCACGAGGGTGGCTGCATCCAATCTGCAGTACTTCGGGCATGGTGAGATCACTCAGCCAGTGGACTAGCTGACACTTCATTCGTCCGCTCCACTAGGTCGATGACGTTGGTGGGTGGGACGTCCCAGAGGAACTCGGCCAGCTTGAGGATGGCGTCGGTCTTCTCTGCCAACGTAGGTGCCTTCCATCCGTCGACGGCGTAACCGTTGCTCTTGATGGGTACCTTGGACTGTGCTTCGACAATCTCAACAGCCATCTCCATGGCTTCCTTACGGTTCATTGATGCACTCCGTTGTTAGTAGTTTGAACCAGGATCTTTCTGCTGATCTCCATGCGCGGTCGAAGGTTTTGAAGCTCTGCCTCTGTACAAGCCTTCGACCGCTGCACTCGATGTAATACTCCCAGTCGTATCTGTGTTCTCTCCAGAGGCATTTACCATTCCAGTTCTTACCCCTACGGCAGCCGTAGCAGTAAGTTCTGAAGTGGACTTTCATCACAGATCGCCCCAGGACCTACCATAGCTGATGTCCACATCGAACGGTACGTATTCAGTTACCTCGGCAGCTGCTTGGACCATCTCAGTGCGTAGCATGTATGACACCTGATCCAGTCGTGATTCAGGTGCCTCGACGACAAGTGCGTCGTGGATAGTGAGCCTGATGAAACCAGTGCCTCGCAGCTTAGGACGAAGCCTGACCAGAGCTGTGAGGCAAATGTCCGAAGCGATTGACTGAGGGAGGTACGACAGTCCCTCTTTGAAGACGTCTGCTTGGGTTTGCGGGGTGATGAGTGCGAAGCGGCGTCTGCGACCGAAGGGTGATACAAGATCCTGCCCTGAGGCGATACGGTCACGAATTGATTGCTGCCATGCAACGACTTGAGGAATTGTGGCGAGGAACGCATTGAAGTCGCGCTTCGCCTCCCATACCGGGATTTTGTACTCGTGTGCAATCGAGTACGGCTCTCGACCGTATCCAATGCCGTAGAAGTACGCCTTAGTTCTGACACGCTGTTCCTTGTTCAGCTGAGTAGGGTCACACTTGTAGAGACCTGCGCCAAGCATGTTAAACAAGTCAGCGTCAGGGTCGGCGAAGATGGAACGGAGATACTCATCCTGGGCGAGCCAAGTAATGACTCGGCCTTCTGCCTGTTTATAGTCCGCCTGAATAAGGATATTTCCAGGCTTGCTTGCAACGAACTGCCTCCGAATAGGCTTGCTCCGAACAATGTTTTGTAGGTTCGGATTCCTACTCGCCAGGCGTCCACTGGTCGTTCCGTGGAGTAGGTAGTTGGTAAAGACACGTTGACCGTAGAGCCTCTTACGAATACCCTTGACGAAGGTTCCGTATCTCTTAGCCTCGAAGCGATGCTCCAGTAGTCCTGCAACGAACTGGCCCGCATGGCTTTCTGGCGCAAGCCCGTCCTTGAGGCCTGCAAGAGTATCCTTGTTGGTACTGGCCGGGTAGAGGCCTTCCGTGTTGAGGAACTCCTTGACTTGTTTCGGACTCCTAGGGTTGATGTGCGGGGTTTCTCCCTTAGTAGCCTCAGCAACGATTCGGGATAGGTCATCTTCCATCTGCTCCAGCTTGGCTTCGTAGGCCAGTGATAGCTCAGTGTTGTACCCCACGTCGACCGTAATGCCGTTGAGTTCTAGGTACATCAGCTGGTTCGAAGCTGCTACGAGGAAATCATGCCAGTCGCGAAGGGACTTGACGGGGAGTTCAGGGTAAGGCCAAGCTTGTACATCGACATCGGCGTCCATCTCGGCTGTGAACATTTCGTAGAGATCCCATGTGCAGGCCACATCGAGTGCGTTGTACTTGTAGAGAATCTCTCGAGGAATGTTAGCATAGCTTCCGCCGCTCGGTACGAACTGCTTGATCTCGTCATCATACGCAGGCGCACCGAGTCGCTCCACAGCGAGTACCTTGAGTCCATGTCCGCCAGAGCGTTCGTCCAATGCATAGTGAGCGAGCATTGTATCGAACCACAGTTCCAGTGGGCCGAACAATGGGTAGAGGCCGGCCAGGTCGAACTTGCCATTGTGAGCAATGAGCCTTGACCTTCGAAGCAGCTTAAGAAGACGTCCTCGTACCTGAGCGTACTTGAGTGCCTCCTCACCGACAACAGCCGTCTCTCTCTTGTCCCAACAAAAGCCGATGCAGAGCATCTGGTACATGTTAGGGTGATCGAACGCTGTATCTTTTTCGATACCAACTTCGATATCCACGACAAGCTCGTAGCGACCGGTAGCATTCTGCCAAAGCACAAGCTTGTCGAGGAAGTCCACCGCCAGCAGTGCTTCGTCGTAGTAGGCAAAGCGAGGCTCCTCCCAGTGGCTGAGGTCACGGTTCACCTTCTCAATGTCAGC